CACGAAGCAAAGCACTAACAGCTTCATCACATTTGATTTGATTGTTCTCAGCTTCCAATTTTTTAACAGACTCACGAAGGGCTTGCACCTCGTTCAACAAAGCCACGTCTTGACTAAAAGATTCACTCATTTTATTGTGATCCTTTTTATCTTCTTCGTTCATTTTGTTTTCGTCCTTGTCTTCTTGCTTCTCAGCCTTCTTCTCACTGTCGTTATAACGCTCATTTTTTTTCTCAACGTCTTCCTCAGTGCTCATGGTTGCTTCTTGCTCGTCTTTCATTTCCTTGAGTTTTTCTTCAAGTTCTTTGACGAGTGCATCCTTGGCGGCTAGTTTTGCCTCAAGTTCCTTGACTCGATCGTCCATCATTTCCTCGCTTTCGCTTAGTGTTACTCGATCAATTTTGTTATGGGATTGTGCAGGACGAGGAGTAAGGGTGATAGCTAACAACTGAGCGTCGCCAACTTTGTCACCCCCGTCCCGCGTGAATATCTCACCATGAATATATTCGGGTGAGCTCCAAAGGATTCCACCCGACTTTTCAACAACCTTCAAGCCCTCCTCGTTATATGCAGGGATTGCATAAAGGCCGTCTTGTTTCACTTCAAGATCTAATATCATACCAAGTGCAATGCCCGACTCAGGAGGTGCGGGAGACTTTCCTTGGAATGGTGAGGTTGCATGTTGCCAGTCAATGATGACAGGATCATGCACCTTGCGCTCATTGAAAACTCGGACAAGCTCCTCAAGGAGATCAACATCAATCTCCTTACCAATGGAGTCACCACTCATGCGAGATGAGACTTGACCTAGTGACAATGTTTTAAATGGTTTACCTATGGTCAATCCCTCAGGCACTTCATACTCATTGAGTGCATTGACTTGGATTGCTTCACCATAGGCACGTAGTTTTTGATTTTTGTTGTCTACTGCATTCATTTGCTTGACGACCTTTCGAGCAAAAGCAAAGCCCGCATCACCACCCCAACCATCCCAAGCTTGACGGCCTTTTCCATAGTCATCCCAAGTGGATCCTTTTTTGTCCACTTCATGACGAGTGAAATATGCAAGCATTCTTTTTACTGTCTCGGGTGATAATGTTTTGCCATTGGCTAGGTCACGAGCACGTGCGATACCAACGGGTGTCATACCTCGTTTGCTTGGTGGCATCTCGGCTCGTCTTTTCAATGCTCGCTTTGCTGCTGTGATTGCTCCTTGAGGAGGTTTAAAATCAATGTGTGAATACTTGGATGGTGCAAGGCTGTACACCTCGGACAAGTCACTCTTTTGAGGATGACCACTAGGCAACAAGTCAAGATCTGTGTTGTATGCTTTCTTTCGTTCACCTGTACCAACCAGCTTGAGAAAAGCATTTACACGAGCTAAAGCCCATTGATCACGACTTGTGACTGATGGCCTGTGTGACACACTGAATGCACCCGCACCGCGACGATAAACAGCTTTAAGCATACCCAAGTCAACACGCTTTGATTTTGCTGTGTATTTGTCATTATGCTCATCACGTTTCTTTTTGAGTGTGTTCTCAATCTTTTGAGATACTTCTATCTTGCCACGAGTGCCACCTGCTGACCCTTTAGGATTCTTTTTGCTTCCAACAATTTGATCCTTCTTAGGTGCTGGTGTTTGTGCTTTGGTTCGTTTTGCTTTGAGCTTAATCCGCTTGACCATTGCGACGCCTCCTGATGAGTTGTTCTGCTAACATAGCCGCACCACCTGCACCCGAACTGTTTGCAGTTCTTTCGAGTGCTGATCTCTGAGCATCTTCGGGCAAGTCACCCGCTCCGAGTCTTTCGCGTATTGCTCTCTCGAGTTCATTGTCGGGAGTCAATAATCCAAATTGAACCAATGGACCAAGCATTCCCAATGATGATGCTAGGTCATCCGTATCAAGTCCACTGTGTGTGAGTCTTGGTAGTTTGGATGGATCAACAGCACCATAATTGAAACGAATCAAACGGCCTATTGTTCCTCCTCCTCTTCGGTCAGGTCCACTCACTTGACTTGCTACCACATCACAAAGATTGATAGCAGCACGACGAAAGACTGACAAGTGAACCTCACCCACTGACCTTGACCCTGTGTCACTGATTCCAAGATTAGCAAATTGAGCAAGGAAGGCCTGTGAGATTTGATTGTCACATTCTTTGATAATATCCAAAGGGCCTTGAGAATATAGGTATGGTGTTGTTGAATATGAATCAAACTTGATAGCAGCATTCTCGACGAGGTATTGTTGCTCTGTTGCGAGGAAGGCTTGTGCTTGTCCTTCAGCCTCATTGATCATTGCATCGATATCACCATCGGTTAAACCTTGGAGCTCTGCCACTGATCTATCAACAGTAACCTTGGGAGTAGGTATAGCCCAACGGTCAACACCCACACACATCAAATTTGCAACACGTTGCTTTGTCTTCCACCACCACCAAACAGGACGAAGCATGCCGACTCCCTCAAAGTTTGATCCCGTCCTATTCAGAGTGAGGAGCAATAGTTTATTTGCTGGTATAGGCTTTGGAACTTTTCCAATACCTATGACATTTTGAACGACTCCATCAAGGTGTTGACCATCACGTGATAGCCATTCACTGTGTGCACTTGGTTCACGATCAGCATAGTAATCCAACCATATGCGACTATTGCCTTGAGAGTCCAAGCCTACCTTGTAGACTTCCTCAGCATATCGATATCCAACAGTGACATACTCGAATAAATACCCGAGTTGTTCCTCCCAAGATATTGACATGTGACCTGATTGATTATCAAACCCATAGGCTTCATTTGCATATCGTGCAAACTCCTCAGCACTTGGGTCGTTCTCGACGCCTGGTTCAAACCTCCACGTTGCACTCAATAAAGTTTGTCTTAGCATATGCCAAGAACGTCGAACAACGGGATCAGTCCTGAGCATCTCCTCGGCAGCACGTACCCACGAAAGACCAGTCAAGTGACTGTTTTGTTCATACCCACTGATGACACCACCATTCAGTTGTGTGCCTGTGATTCCTAGTGTTTGGAACCTAGGGTGAAACGCTCGCAGGTGTTTTGTACGTGTTTGACGATTCATAATATACCTCGATGAGATTGAACTCAATCGGGTATATTATCATTTTGATACGGCTATTTGTCAATATTATCTTTTTTATAATAATCTTATCAATTTGATATTTGATCCTCATCGTTATCATTTTGATCATTGGGTACAGTACAATCATGAATCTTAGTTGACATTTCATCAAGCCCAAGCTGATATAATATTTCCATGATTGGATGAGCAATCATGTTGTGGATGGTCCATTGAAATCGCTTGGGTAGCTTATTGATTATCTTCATGGTCTTCCTCCTTATCATTCATCATCAAGGTTGACACCACATCATTGAATAGTCTGAGTGATTCAACAAACTCTTTGAGTTCAAATTTCTCATGAGCTTCAATGATCATTTGTCTTGCAAGTCGGGTGATGGTTGTTGCTGTTTTTTTCTTCATGAGTTTTTTACTATTCTGCTAATTTGTCTGGGATTAAGTCGATTGTTTTTTAAGTCAGAAATGTTCTCATGTTCAAGCTTCTCGGCGATCTGACGGCACGTCAACAACCTCTTGTTTCTCAACTCAAGGATATAAGCATGCAGGCAAGGAGCTATTCCATCAATAAGAGTGGGGCGTCCTCGTTTTCTTTTAGTAGGCTTAGGTTTAGGCTTATTCAATTCATCCTGAAACATAAAATCATAAGGGTCGCTCTCCTCGTTTGTCTGTACTCTCAATAAACCTCGTGTATTTTCATAGGTGGTATAACTGCCGAAAAAATCTTTTTTTTGAATTTCAAAATAAAGCTGCTCACTCATCTCTGCAAATTTAGGACCTTCACAAGATCGCATGTCTCTAGCTTCAATGCTTTCAACTGTATGTTCATCATGAAAGGGTTTAAATCTACGCTGACCATCCTTTAAAGCATCTTCTTTACTTTCGCCATAGCCAATAATGGCCTGATTGAAAACATATGCATAATACATAAATAGTACTCCTTAAGTTTTAAAAGTTTCTTTGTTTGGATGCACCGACTCTCACTTTGCGATTTCGTGAGGCCATTGCTTTGGGTTTGTATTTACGCACTGAGTCAGTCCAGTGATGGAAAATGCAATCATATCGCAAGGCGTCAAGTGGATCTTCACGCCCGTCCTTCTTGGGTTGCTCCTTCTTATCCCAAGCATATGACAACAGTGCTTTTCTTATCGAGTTACCACTCACCTTCTCTCCTCGTTCCCATACCTCCCGAGTGATCAAATACTTGTTGGAGTTGAATGCTCGCTTAAGTCGTTGCACACCGTTGAGTATATCAACACGAACAGGATCAGTGGTTGATCTTAATGGAAGACCGATTCCTCCCTTGTTGGGATGTGACCGAATAACCCTAAAGGCTGATAATCCTGTGTGATCTGATCGAGCCTTCCCTGCTTTATCTGCGACGCCTGTATCCAACCAAACACGTTGACCAGGTGCGATTGATTTCAATGACCGAGGCCATGAGATACGAAGGA